GTAGTGAATAAAGACTTTGATTGATGATTGTAATAGACTTTGATTAGTCAAAGTTAAACAAAGAAGAAAATACAAATTTACATGTGTCTCAACAAGGTCTCAATAAGTAAACTATAACTAAAGAAATAGACTCAGTCTCAACATTGTCTCAATAAGGATAGATTATTACCTAAGTCATTGATTATTAACAATTAGACATAATACAGATTGTACGATTTAATTTCATAAACCTATTGATTGCCAGTGCTTTATAAAAAACATTAATTGCTTGTTTTCTAATAATACCCCACCCACAGCTAATTTTTAGGGTAGGCTAAGGGGTATTTTAACGCACGCGTATATAGCGTAACCCCCTCAGATTTTTCTACCAAAAATTAAAAGTAGTACTTATTCATTACCATCATCTATATCATCTTCAAAGTCGATGGTGAAAGAATCTATAACCAATAACTTAGAAGCTTCAATGCATCCTATAAGTGTTTCATCGTGTAGGTCATATTCACTTTTATATCGATAAATTAAGTTCTGTAAGTCATTGTTAAACAGGTCTATCTGATCTTCATATGTAGTTGTCATAAATTTAAGTCTTTACTTTTTTGATATTGTGATATAATTCTTATCTATAGGTATCATAGGTTTGTTGTTATAATACCAATCTATTACCTAAAGAAGAAAATACCTGATCTGTTTAATAAAGTCGATACTTCGTTCTTCTCCTTTATCATCAATACGACAAGAATAGACCTTGACTATAACCTATGTTTTTAAATATGAAAAGATTTTTAAGGACAGGTGTGTCTATTGACATAGAGTTGTTGGTCATAGTCTATATTTCTTATCTACTATTTATGTATCTACACTAACTATCGGAGCACTTATATTAATCACTAAAGTCTAAAGATTTGTTAATAAGGAGTAGCTTCAGCTACGACCAAAGCATAGCTCTAGAACGACCTTTAACAGTTCTTTTATAAAAGCTATCAGTAAAGGATGTTAATTCTTTATCAAGTAGTTCCTGTTTCCTAGAAGATATGTTATTATCTACAACCTGATTCATTTGTTCTACCCAATAAGCTACAGCAATAGATAGAGCATCTAATCTATCATCATGAATAAGACTACCTTTATCTTTTGTTATTCTACTGAGTTGATACATTAACATATACTTAGCTTGATGTTCTATAGGATACCCTTGAGCACTCTTATAGTCATGTTGAACAACAGAAGGGTCTACAATAAGTTTATGTTGATTAAGGACAGGTTCTAGTACATCAATGATCCTGAGTTCTTTTTGTTTACTGTGTCTTACTTCTTCAACAGAACAAGGGTACATAGTGAACAGGATAGGTTTAAGTAGTTCCTGGAACATACCATCCCCAAAGTTAGACTCTATAATGATCTTATTTACTTTGTTATCCTTTGCTATGTTAACTAGTAGTTTAAGGGTTTGTTCATCGTACCCACCTTTTAGACCACCAGCTTGAGGAACAAAGAGTTGACCGTTAAGCATCTTAACAACAGCATATCCTGTTTCATCCTTTCCTCTACCACTAGGGTCAATGGACAACACAGAACCTGTATATGGAATCATATCTCCGATAGTCTTAGATGGTTTATGATACCTGTCACCACCTAGTCCTACATTAGGAAGGTCTTTATTTTCGTTATCTTTATCAGATGACCATATGATCTTTTCAGGAGCTAGGTCAGTATCAATATCTGTTATAACAAGGTCATTTATCTTTAGTGGGTATCTATCAGCATCAGATAGCCTAGGATTAAGCATGAACTGTAAAGCATACCCAGTTCTACCGTATGACATCTTACGCTCTTCTAGGTCAAGGTCAGAGAATCTAGTAGGCTCTGTAGTAGTACCAACTGACTCATCTGTTATCTTATTTGTTATAAAGGGTGCTATATCGTCGTCATAGTTCTTTACCACTAAATCCTCACTGGGGTATTCAGAGGTCCATATACGAGCGTTGTAGCCCCTTTCTCGGAGCTTATTATAGATACTGTCCTCACACTGTGGAGTACCTAGGAATAGTATTCTGGATGTATCTAATGGTTTAATGATAGCTTCAAACTCTTTTACTTGTTCATCTAGCTTATCTCTCATGCCTTGAGTAGCAGAGTTGTTAGGTACTTCTATGTCATCTGCAATGATTATATCTGCACGAGAACCAGTTAGCTGAGAGGATATACCTAGTGACTTAACAGAGGGAGCGTGTGCAGCAGGTGCAGGACCAACATCAAAAGCTATCTTAGAGAACCTTTGATCGTTCTTAGGTATTAAGTCTTGAAGAACAGGAATGTCGTGGATGATTTTCAAGGTAAAAGTGGAGAAGTCATCTGCTCTGTTTTTAGATGCAGATACAACAAGTATGTTCTTTGTTGGGTCTAGTAGGAGTTGATGTACAGCATAAGCAGAACATATCCAGGACTTACCTACTCCACGGAACGCCATGATAACAGATCGTTTAGGACCGTCTTGCATGAAGTCTGCAATGTCGTACTGTAACGGTGTAGGATCAGGTAGATTCTATGTGTCTCTCTCTTTGGTGTTGTTAATTTATTTAACTTTAGCTTTTAGCTCTTGGTCTTCTTCAAATGGTAATACTACATTTAACAAGTCATTGATGGGAGTGTCTTTACCTGCTGTAAGAACTATCTCGTTATCCTTTAGAAGTTGCCTAGCACCGTTCAGCAGGGATGGATTGTATTCACCTGTCTCGTGCATCTGATCGATTGCAGCACGGTATGTATCTGCTATGTATCCTTGTAAGTTACCTAGTTCTTCAAAAGTTTTCATATTGTTAACACTTCCACCTTCTAAGAGCTAAAGCTTTTCTAGTGGGTCTACCTTTACTATCTTTCATTGGTCCTTTGTTACCTGACATCCTGGCACAGAAGCTACGCTTTCTAGGACCACCACCAGGTTGAGGAGCTTTTAAGTTAGAACCTGTAGCTCTGTTATACTTAGCTCTTCCCTTTGCAGTGAGACCACCTTTACGACTCTTCTCACCTCTGCCTAGAGATAATGATACACTCCTAGCCATCTTATTTCTTTTTAAAGCCACGCTTCATATTAGCGTATGACTTAGGTGTAATTGTAGATTTATTCTTGCTACGACTAATGCCTAGCTTTCTTCTTCTGTTTATGTTTTTATATAAGCTCATTATTTCCTCATTAACATTTCCATCATTCTATCTAGTTTACCGTTAATTTCTTTAACAGTAGTTTCCAGACCACTCATTCTATTCTCCACAGCAGTGTCTCGTTCTCGTTGTGTAGCAAGTTCCACTTCAATCTTTGTTAATCGTTCTTCATCTTTATCTAATCGATCAGCAAACTTTTTCACTATCCAACCAAATACACCGATTATAATTGCCAGTGCAGTATCAAGAAAATGTGATATTGTTTCAGTCATTATAGATTAAATAAAATAGGTGATGTACCTGACTTGAGTTGCAACTGACCTGCATCTGATAACTGAAATAAACGAGTTGCACTACCTCCGGATATTAAATCAATGTAAATAGAATCATTTTGAACTCCGATATTAAAAGTCTTTCCTGTGGAAGCAGTTGTGTCTTGGCATTGGATAATAGGGTCTGGACCTTTTAACACTAACACAGAAGAACCTGTAGTTGCTGCATTTTCTTTTGAGTAGAAGTATCATCCACTAAGAATTGATCGTCCGTGTCACTAATCCTGGCAGCAGTAATTGAGTTATCAGTCAGTCCTACTTTAGCTGTGTTAGCTGCAACAGATGTGTTATTAGAAACCTCTGTATCAAAGTCAGATATAGTCGAAGCAAGTTGAGTACCTGTATGATTAGCTCTGTTCTTTAAGTTAGAGTCTGTATCATTAGCTGTTGCACCTGCTGCAATACCTGCAAGCTTAGTGGTGTTAGTTGCGACATCAGCAGCGGAAGCGTAAGTTGAACCAGCGTCCAAATCGCTAATCATATTAGAGTTTGTTTTTGTAATAGCCATAGTTTTAAAGTTTAAGATGTTATGCTGATATTGCTGAACCTGGGGTTGCTAATACTTTCCAAGAACCACCTAACCCTGCCTCTCCTGTGTACATTGCTAGACAAATAGAACCAGAGTTCCCATTAGATACAACTGCAACTTGACCTTCTATCGCACCATCTGCCGCTGTTAAAGCGTTCATTTCTGCTACTGTACCACCTGCTAAAGTTATGTTTCTACCAAACACTGCAAATGCTTGTGTACTAGGTGCATCTTGAAAACCAAACCTTAATGCTTTTGAGTTAAGGGACAGAGCAATTTCTGTAGGAGTACCTGTCTCATCTGTATCTTCAAAGAATAGTTGAGTAGCAGTTCCTTTAAGTTTTACCTTTGTTGCAGTAAGATCGTAACCAGATTCATTAAGAGTGCCTATTCCCACACCACTGTTAACATAGTTTAACTCAGTATCCGTAGAACTAACTTTTGCAGCTGTAACAACACCGTCTGAAAGCGTAAGAGCAGTAGCACCTGTAACATCTCCTGTATGAGTAGCATTAGTAACCTTAGCTGTGTTGGCAGTAACAGCAGTATTATTACTTACCTCTGTATCAAAGTCTGTAATGTTAGAAGCTGTGTGAGTATGTGAAGCAGCTGCGAAAGCTGTAGCCTCTTGACCATCTAACAAGTCAGCATCCAACCCACTACCTGCACCATCAACAGTTTTAATTGAAGTTAATATTTCAGATGCAGATTGATCAGCTGTAGCTCCGTTCTCTACATTTAGAACAGTTCTTACTTCAGCTGCTGTTAGAGCTTGCGGAGCAGCACTACTGCCACTATCATTGCCTAGTAAAGTGTTATTGGCAATATTTTCTATACTAGATAAAGTAAGACCAGCTGAAACAGGAACTGAGTAACCTCTTTGTATAACTACAATGTTAGAAGTGTTAGGAGGAGCACTAGTGAAAGTAATTGTGTTTGCTGTGGAGTCTATAGCATAGGCAACGGTAGGTTCTTGCATTACACCATCAATAGCTACTTCATACATCGTATCACCGTTTAAATCAATCCCTGGACTAAATGTAAAAGCAGTTGTAGAACCATTACCTGCAAAAGTGTATTTAGACGAAGCAGTGGAAGACCCTGTTATTTGATTGGATATTTGCTGATTAACATAATCTTCAGAAGCCCCAGAAAAAGATAGACC